TATTAAATAAAGAGTTGAGAACTAGCGGAATTGAATTTAATTATTAATTATGAATATAGACACGAGAGTACTTATAATAACATCATTATTGTCAATTGGAATAATATGTAATGCACTGAGTATCGGAGATATTAGGGGGCAAATAAAAACTGAATGCGTAAATAAATTATGACTAATAAAAATATAATAAAGGGATTGCAAATTTTAGATAAGTATTGTGAAAAAGAATCATATAAAATCGGAGCGGCTCACGACCAAATATACTTTGATTGCACAGATATAAAAATTGAAAATGGAGATTTAGAAAAATTAGTAAACCTGGGTTGGTTTCAAGAAGACGCTAATTACGAAGACGAGTTTACCATGTGGAGTTACGACCCAGATTGTTGCTGGGTTATATATGTATCATTATAAATAAAAATAAAATGACTAATTACATAAACAACGAGGCAGAGCAAATAATTTTAGGAACTGCCATTCTAAATAATAGTTACCTAGTGAATGTAGCTGATATATTGGAAGATAAACATTTTTACTACAAAGAACATAAGGCAATATGGGAGCAATTTGTAAAAATAGGCAGGGAGGGGGGTATAGCTGATCCAGTAACATTGAAAAATTTTATGGACGATGACGAAGCTTTTCAAGGTGTAGAGGGTAGTAATTATCTAATGGCATTAATGAATGTGGCAACTGGAATTGTGGATATTAGGCATTATGCAAAAGTATTAATTAAGCAGTGGCAAAAAAGAGAAGCAGAGATATTATTAAAACAATCTTTAGAAGATCTGAAAAGCAAAGATTTTGATTATATAACTTCTAATATTAATAATGAACTTTCTGGAATAGAATTTCAAGAGAGTAAAAAGAAGACTCAACATATTTCTGACATTATTACAGATATTGAGTTGGAAGACGAACAAGGAATGTCCAACAAATTTACGCCAACAGGATTTAAAGGGTTAGATGGTATTATGAATGGTGGTATTTATAATCAACAGTTGTGTATAATTGGAGCAAGACCCTCAGTGGGAAAAACTTCCATAGCACAAGATATAATTTTAAGAGCTAGTCAACAAGGTAAAAAATGTCTGTTTATTTCACTGGAAGTTGACAAAAGAAATGTTTTAATCAAGTTTTTATCTAATCAAGTATCTATTGAAAATTACAAAATTCAAAAGAATATTTTAAACAAAGAAGAAAAAGAAAGTTTAAAGCGTGCTAAAGAAGAAATTAGAAAAATGCAAATATATGTAAATGACAGTTCGAGTCTAAATATTCAGCAAATAGAAAGAATTATAAAAAATCAAATAGAAAAACAGCCAGTGGATCTATTGGTAATTGATTATGTGCAAATAATTAGAGGAATTGACACTAGAGGCAGAAGCGAAGCCACTATCATAAAAGAAAGTACAACGCATTTAAAATCTATGGCAAAAAAATATGATATGGGAGTTTTAGCACTAGCCCAGATTAGCAGAAAGGGGGTTGATGGTTGCGAACCTAGTGTTAATGATTTTAAAAGTAGCGGAGGAATAGAGGAAGATGCAGATGTAGCAATTATATTGCATAGGGAAAGAGACGAAGAAAAAAAAGATGGGTACTTTTCTAGTAATGGAAAATTGATTATCGCAAAAAATAGACATGGCAGAACTGGTGAGATAAATATTGAGTTTGATGGCAAATTCAGTAGATTTAATGAACTATCTAATAATTTTTAAAATGGAACATATAAGTAAATCAATAGAAAGAATTTTAAAAGAACTTTACCTCTTACAAAAAAAAGCGAATAATAAAAAAACTGAATTAAAATAATTATGACAAATAAAATAAAAGTACTTTCTCTTTTTGATGGGATTTCAGGCGCAAGACAAGCATTAAAAGAGCTAAATATTGGTTGTGATTATTACGCCAGTGAAATAGACAAATACGCTATGAAAGTTTCTAGCCATAATCATCCAGATATTAAGCATATTGGGGATATTAAGGAGTTAGATAATTGGAATTTAGTTTTAAATAATCTTGGAGGAATAACTAACGGGAAAAGAAATCAAGTAGATCTTTTAATTGGAGGATTCCCTTGTCAATCATATTCTACAGCAGGCAATAGAAAAGGTATTGAAGATGAGAGAGGGCAATTAATTTATGATGTTTTTAGAGCTTTAAAAGAATGTAAACCTAAATATTTTTTACTTGAAAATGTAAAGGGTTTGTTGAGTATAGATAAAGGAGAGACATTTAAAAATATCTTAAAAGAATTATCTAATTGTGGATACGCTGTAAGTTGGAAAGTTATTAATTCAACTTTAGTTACAGCTCAAAATAGACAAAGAGTTTATATAATGGGCTCATTAAAAGATAAAATAGAAATAGAAGATCCAAAAGATAAGGAAATATATTTAAAAGATATTGTTGAAGATTGTAACAATGATCAGGTTATTCCAACCCAATTAGGAAATTCTAAAAAATGGGGAAATGCAATTAGTTACTCTGGAAAGGCATACACTCTCAGAGCTACACAACCCAACGGGATTGTTAAATTGGGTTCTTATGCAATATCCCAAAGAGGTCGCAACATTGTTGATGGAAAAAGAAAAGATATTAAAGGATCTAAAACTGAACAAAGGTTTGAAACAAGTTATAGTAAAAAGTCAAATACATTAACGACAGTTCAGAAAGATAGTATGCTTCTTGATAACTCTATTATCAGGAAATTAACAGTAAAAGAGTGCTGCAGACTTCAAGGCCTTCCAGATGATTATTTTGTAAATAAAGATGGGGAGAAAATAGTTAGTAATACACAATCTTACAAAGGATTAGGGAACGGTTTTACCGTTCCAGTGATTAAACATATATTACAACATTTTAACTTAAATTAAAAAACAATGACAAATAAAAAGCAATGCATCTTTAAAAGACTAAGCCGAGTTACGGAGTTTGTAGAAGACGAGATAATTTATTCTAATATTGGAAATTTTGTGTTGCTTGGAGTGGTGTTTGATGCAGTAGAGAAAGCTTTTAAAGAGTTTACTGGGGATCAACAAGACACTTTAATAATCAGGATTTACGATAATTTAGAAAGAGGACAATTAAGTCCTTCTTTAAACTTTTAACTAAAAAACAATGTGGATAAAAATAAAAGAAAAACTATACAATTTAGATCATTATTACATGATCTCAAAAGATCTGGATGATTGCGAAAGCTATCAATCTTTTTTAATAAAATTGCATTATAAAAGCAGGGATAAAAACTTTAATTACCAGCGATTTGAATATAAAACGGAAAGCAAGAGGGATGAAGAATTTAATAAAATTTTATATAATTTGTTAGAACAATAAAATGACTTTACAATACGACATACTCGGAAAGCCTATCGTTCCAAAAATAAAAGTTTTAAGACTGCCTTATATGGGTAGTAAAAATAAAATAGCTTTACCACTATTAAAGAAGATGTTGGAAATAAAGCCTAACGCTAAATATTTTGTAGATCTTTTTGGTGGGGGCGGCTCAATGTCTTTTGCTGCATCACAAATAGGATTAATCACGCATTACAACGAATTACAAACAAGTTTAGTTAAATTCATAGATTATATATTTAATAGGCTTGAAAAGGGCTTAAAAGGGCGATATGGATTATTTCCTGATGATTTCTATAAGTTTATAGATCGTGAAGAGTTTATGAAGTTAAAAAATGAAGATAGTATAAAAGGGCAGTTTGCAAGGATATGCTATTCTTTTGGTAATAATCAGAAAGATTATTTATTTGGAGATATAGAAAAAACTAAACATTTAGCTCATGATGTAGTAATATTTAGGTGCGAAAAGTCTTTGAAAGAATTTAATAAGATAAACAAAGTTAATTATACAATTAGCAATGCTAAAACTTGGAATGAAAGAAAATTGCATTACAAAACTGAATGGAATCAACATATGAAAATAAAAAATTGTTCTAAACTGAAACAACTGCCACAACTACAACAACTGGAAAATCTGAACCAACTGCACCAGCTACAACCCATATTTACAACCTCCAATCTATCGTATAAAGATGTTAAAATTAACACTCCTATTGAAGAGACTATAATTTATATCGATCCACCATATAGAAACACAGAAAAGTATATTGAGGGTAAAGACTTTAATTATAAAGAATTAGATCAATGGTTTGTAGACAATAAATATACCTGTTTTATGAGTGAATATAATGCACCTCATAAATTTATACTAGAAATTGATAAATTCAGCCTGATGGATAATTCAAAAGCTAAAAAGAAGGTAGTCAAAGAAAAGTTATACATTAATAAAGCTTGACTTCAACAAAGCGATATAATACTATTGATTGCGAATAGGGGTTTTTTGTTCTTTCAGATTATTTTCCCCCCTTTTCATGTTTATTTAATTTAAGGGGTCTATTAACAACTTTTTTCATTTCTGTTGTTAGTAGATCTTTTTTTTGCCTTTTTTCTTGACTCTATAAAAGAACAGTTCTAAACTAACCCCAGTAATTAACTTAAATAAATAAATTATGAAATTAAAAGAACAATGCATCCAAGATAGTCAAGATATTAAACGCTTACAACACAGACTACATAAAAATTTATTATTACTATCTGACCCAAAATTAACCACCGCTTATGATAAAATAATCTCTTTAGGGGAGTTGGTTAATGAGGATGATATATATGATATTTTAATAGAATTAACAAGCGATGACTCGGAGGAGATAGTGGACAGACTATTTAATAATGGTATTTTAAACGATAAATAAACAAATTATGACAACAGAAAATAAAGAATTAACATTCACTCAAAAAATAAATAAAATTCAAACAGAATTAAAAGCCCCGAAATCTCAAAAAAACGCATTCGGCAAATATAATTATAGATCTTGTGAGGATATATTAGAGGCGGTAAAGCCGCATTTAGCACAACACGAACTAATTTTAACGGTGCAAGATGAGATTGTAGAAATTGGAGGTAGAATTTATGTAAAAGCAACAACAAATATTAAAGATGACTGTAGTAATAATATATCAACAGTAGCCTTTGCAAGAGAGCCAGAGAATAAAAAAGGGATGGATGAAAGTCAGATAACTGGAGCAACATCTTCTTATGCTAGAAAATATGCTTTAAACGGTCTTTTTTGTATTGATGACACAAAAGATGCAGACACGCAAGATAATTCAGTGGTGGGAGCTTGTATTAATGAAAAACAATTTCAAGAGTTAACTAATTTAATAGAGAAGTCAAAAACGGATATTAAAAAATTATGTGCATATTGTAAGATTAACGCAATCAAAAATCTACCTAGTAATAAATTTCAAGACATTAAGTTGTTAATAGAAAATAAAATAAAAGATAATGCAAATAATTAAAGATATTGAACAAGGCAGTCAAGAATGGCTGTCTTTAAGATTGGGAATTGCAACAGCATCTAATTTTAATAAAATCATTACTTCTACAGGAAAGGAGAGTAGCCAATTAAAACAATACGCCTTTGATCTTGCATCTGATTATTTTTTGACAGAACCAGAAAGCACTTTTAAAAGTGAAGCAATGCAACGAGGAAATGATTTAGAAGCAGAAGCTAAAAATTATTATTCATTGCTCACGGATATGGAAGTCGAGGAAGTAACTTTTATAAAAAAAGATCAGATAGGATATTCGCCAGATGGATTGATTTCTAGTAATGGATTGATTGAAATTAAATGTCCTTTAAAAAAGAATCATTTAAAATATTTAATTGATAACAAGCTACCAACGGATTATGTAGCACAAGTCCAAGGCGGGTTATATATATCCGGAAGAGAATATTGTGATTTTATATCTTATCACCCTTTATTTCAGGAGGATAAAAAAATGCTGATAGTCAGGGTAGAAAGAGATGAGGAATTTATAAACAAACTAGATACACTACTTGAAAAAACTATTGAATTAAAACAGGAATTTATCAATAAAATAAATAATGCACAAAGTTAAATTCACAGAAAAAATGAGAACAAGCCGAGTAGCAGGCGGAACTCACTTACAAGCACAGGTTAACCATTTAGGGAGTATAATTAGCAATCATTATGCAATGACCCAGCCAGTAGAAGATTTTGAGGTTGTTGTCGATTTTAAGAAAAAAAAGAAAACTACCGAACAGCTAAGAGGATTTTACGAATTGTTAAGTCAAATCCTGCCCCAATATAATGAAAGGGAGTGTGAATGCCCAGAGGATCAAATAAATAAAGATGATTTTAAAGACTTTCTCAAGGGAATAGGGGGTTGGCAGGAGGAAAAAGGAAAGGCTAAAGCTACTATTTTTGCATTACATAACTTTGCAAATTTTAAGCGTGCATATAAAGGGGAGTTTGTGAGTAACGAGCAATTAAAGAATGAAATGATTGAGGCGGATTCAAAGACTATAATATCTAAGAGTTTTGACAATATCACAAAAGAGCAGTTGCATATTGTTATATGCAAAATTATTAATTGGGGTAATAAAAATAAATATCAATTTAACATAAGTAATTAAATAAAACAGAAATGACAACAAAAATAATAGAACTTACGCCAGAGCAGAAAAAACGCAAAAGCGAGTATAATAAAAAATATCGCAAAGATAATTTGGAAAAAATAAATGCTCAAATCAAAGAGTGGAAGTTAAACAACCCAGAAAAAGTAAAAGCAAGCAATAAGAGATGGAGATTAAAAAATCCAGAAAAAATGGAAAGATACAGAGAAAAATGGAGATTAAATAATCCAGAGAGTAGAAAGACGAGTAGGGAGAAGCAGAGACTTGAAAAAACTCAAGAAGAGAAAAAAGAAGCTACTAGATTAATTAACCAAAAAGCACAACGAAAATATCGTTCAAATGAGGAGAATAGAAAAAAGGCTAATATTAGATCTCGTCAGTTCTATCATAAACATAAAGCACACGGAGAGAAAAATTGGGAAAAAGAGGAATATTTAAATATTAATACAGTTATCTGGTGTGGGGTTGTTAGTATAGTAAGAGAAGGCGAAACTGAAGACTTTAAAATAATAAAAAATCTCTTACATAATGTTATAATTAGGAATAAAGGCTATAAAATTCAAGACGACATCTTTGGAGTAGTGCACGACACACTAAAAACAGCACAGCTAGTCTATAAGAATCAAAGAATAGATCTAGGCGATACAGTAACAAGAGGAGAAGACGGAAAAATAACAATATTCAAAGAACAATATTATGCTTAATATAAAAAATAGCTTAGATAAATTATTCTCTCATTTAGTCAACGATACTAAAAAAGAATCTGATAATATAAAGGAGGCAATAGCTTTATTGAATTTTATGATTGAGTCAGATATTTATAATAAGCAAAAAACAGTCTCTACAAAGGGGTTGAAGGGGGTTTTTAAAAGTATTGTAAAAACTTTAGAAAAGTGATAATATTTTCTTGACTCTATAAAAGAACAGTTATATTATAAGTGTAACACATTCCTTTTTAGGAATTAAAGAACATCGCTAACCAAATAAAAAAGTGCTTTTTGAGAAGTGAAGTGCTAGTTGCCTTGAATGCTAGAGATAGTTAAATTCGCATGGTTGGAGTTCGGTATTTTCATTGTCTACAATTCAAGGAAAATTCTCATATTAACTTAAACAAATTATGAAAAATGAATATTAAAGAAATAATATCAGATGTACAATATCAGATAAACAAAAAGGGGTTGTCTTTTCAACTCATACATTTCTACCTTTTTGATGAAGTAATAAAAAATTACAGTCATTACAGCGAGGAAAACCAGGATAAAATTTTTAACTTAATCTTTAAACGAATAATAAGAAAATGAAATTAATGGAAGCAATTATAGTGATGTTGTTATTAGTGGCAATATCTTTAGGTTTGAATATGGCAATTAGCCATTCTCAGGAAAAATGCAAAGATCAGTACGATAAAAGATCTTGCTACAACATTTAATGAAACAAACATGAATAAATTAGAAGTACAACAAAGAGTATTACAAAACGGAAAACCTTTAGATCTAGATAAATTCGAGTGGGATGAGGGGGCGAGAGTATTTTCAGCAATAGAAAGTCATTTAGTTCTTGATTTTGCTGGTTGTGATTGCATTACTTTTCAAACAGAGAGTTCTTGCACCTTCACGACTGGGGGTTATTGCACTTTCACGACAGGGGGTTCTTGC